TACTTCTAGCAAAACCCACAAGACTTGACTGGTCAGCAGGTACACTAACAGCAGAAACTTCAAGAGGAAGCCACGAATTAACTCTATAGATGGGAACGCCATCTTTCTCAGATTCCTCTCTTTGCATACTGTTGACTTGATAGCCAACGGATATGTTCTGTCTAATACCATCAAGCACATCCCTATATACTTCGTCTGCTTGTTGGTTTTTACTAAATCTTACTTTAGCTATTGTTCTTTTGTTTTGTCTGTCGATAGCAAATTCTTCTACTACACCTATTTGCTTAGTTGGATCATGGTCTAATAGTAGTGGGCTACGACCTGAACCCATAAATTCCATGTCAATTTCTTCTTCGTTGTGTCCTAAGACCTCAAAGCCGAAGTTTCTTTCTACTGGCACTTCTGAAGAGACACCAATCTCAATGGTTCTTTTGTCCTCGTCAATTTTGTTTCTATCAAATTCAAAAGCTCTTTGTAAATTATTGTCTGCATAGAATCGAGCAACATTATTATCTTCTGTCTCTGCTCTCTCATCTTCCATAATCTCCTCTTCTTCTGCCATTTCTTCTTCATCCATTCTGATTGGATCTATTTTTGTTAGAGTTGAGAATTTATGACCTACTCTAGTGTCTGATGCTTCACCACCCCTATAGACTTGTATCAGAGCAGCAGGGTCATCTTCTGTGCCTGTAATTGTAAAATCACTATCTGGCACATTGATACTGCCGTCTCTTTCGATCTTTTCTATTTTACCTCTAGCTCTGCCACCTGAAGTGTCCCAAGATACGAAATCGCCAACACTTAAAGCATCTGGCGCTGCTCTTTCTTCTTCGTCATCTTTGTAGCCGTTTTCTTCAACCACTTCTTCCATGTCGATTTTTTTTGCAAACTCTACTATATATGAATCCTCAGTTTCCCTGATGTTTTCAATATGTCTTGCTTCTTTTTTACTCATGTTACTTGCCATTCTATCACCATCTTCCTTTTTAAGTCTATCTACAATGGCTTTTGACCATGTAAAACCTGCATCACCACCCCATAAAGCCCATGCTATGCGCCCATTGGAGGGGAAACCATCCTCATCTGGGGTAAAACCTTCGCCTTTTTTGTCTACTTCATGCCGAGAAAAGAAAGAATACATCCTTTTAACAGTAGATTCTGACAGGTTTTTACCACTCACGATGTCTCTTGCTCTAGCTATACCTACTGCTGTGCCACCCCTACCATGCTCTCTGCGCCAGTCTAAGCCCTTCTGTGCCTCTGACTTCATACCTTTAGTGGGTGTATAACTAGCCATTTTTCTTCTTTTTGCCGAATATTTGCTGCCAATTCTTGTCAAATTGGTCTTGTTTAACCTTTTTAGGTCGTCTTTTACTCCCCTTGCTCATCTTCATCACCATCGTCTTGTATTTCAGCATCTATTGGCATCTTGATAGCGCCAAATGGCTGATAAGCAGTCTTAACATCGTAAAGTTTGGCTATTTCTTCTTCTCTGCTGTGTTGTTCAAACAATTCTTCAACATCACGACCATAATTAGCTTGGACATCTTGCATAGTGACTACACCTGCGTTTAAACCATCAATATTAGCTTTAACTTCTTTCACAGGGTCAATCCAACCCCAGCTTCTTGGTACGAAGATAGCATTGTCAGCAAACTTGTCATATTTATCAGGTGGTAGCATAAAATTGTCTTTAAACGACATGGTTTGTAGTAACCATTTGTCAAAAACAGGCTGTATGAAGTGATCTATCATAAATCTTTGTAAGATCCTGTAGTTGTCTCTCTCTTCTAGTGTGCCTTGTCTAATAGATGAGTAGTTTACGCCCTCTAAATTGTTGGCTAGTGAGACATAAGATATGCCCAAACCAGAAGCGATACCTCTTAAAATAGACTTATGGAAGCCGTCAAAGCCTGATGATGGGTGTTGTGGGTCAAAGGTTTTAAAGTCCATACCATCTGGTAACTGCTCAAATGTACCTGCTTCTGCGTTCATAACAGGTGTGTAATCGTCATCTGTATCTTCACCTGTATAACCATCACCTGCTGGTGAGGTAAAAAAGCCCATTTTACTAGCACCCACTCTAGCTGCTACCAGCTCTGCTTCTTCATAACCATCCAACATCTTCATTCTTGACAATGCAGTAGTCATAAATGGCAGACCTCTAGTTTGTTCAGGTCTGTCTGCTTGGAAAGCATGAATGATGTCTTGAGCAGGTACTTCTATATGCGATCTATCGTAATTATTGAAGCCTTTGTTGTGTGGGTGTTCTTTAAAGAGATAATAAGTGATAGGTTTGCCGTACTTGTCTAGCTTGACACCCATTATGATTTCTTGTCCGTTGTTTAGGGTTTTGTTTTCTTCTTCGTCTAAGTAATCGGCATCAAGGAACTGTATTCTGTAAGGATCAAGTGGGTTATTGGTAGTGATGTGTCTAATTAAGACCTCGCCATCCCTTGCTAATGTTTCAATGAATAGTTTTTGCGCATCCACAAAAGACATCTTGCCGTCTATCGTGCAATTACCTATTCTGCACCACTTCTTCCATTCGTTTTCTAAGACCTGATTGCCAATAGTATCTAGGTTGCCGTCATCGTTTCTAGCTTTTGATTGCATCCTTATGCCATTCTGACCAACCACATTTGTAACTAAAAGCTGAAGATACCTCTTAGCATAGTCATTGTTTCTTGCTTGTTCACGACAACGATCTCTAATCTTTCTAAGATTGAACTTAATGTTGCTGTCTGCATTACTAGAGCCACCGATCCAGTCAGCAAAAAGATTATTTGATTGTGCTGCTTTGTAGTGTCGTTGTTTTTTGTTGGTTTTCTTGCGTTGTTTGAATAGATTATCCCAAATTGCCATGTTTAAAATCTCGCTTTAATTGTGTTGCCAGTATCTTGTTTATTTTTGATTCTTAGGAGTTTTATTTCTCTGTTGTATTCTGCTCTATATCTATCACGAAACCTAAACAAATCATCGACAGACATTCTTGACAGCGATCTTCCTGCTATCGAGTAAGACATCTGATCTTGTGAAGCTCTGTTCTCTAAAACAGCCTGTATATTATCCAGGCATATCTTGGCATGGCTTCTGTTGTCTGCATTTGTATTAGCAAAGTTCAGCTCTATTTTTGTGTGTCCTTCATCAACAGCAAATCTTTCTGAATCTGCGCTTCTTGTGATGAAAGCATACCAGTTATACTCACCTGCTGTCTTACTTGCTGTCGTTGAGCTGCCGACTTCGACAAGATAGTTGTCGCTTATTTCTGTAGCTGTGATAGTGAACTTGTGTGAGCCACCACCACCACTGTCTTCATGGAACTCATAAGTTAAGGCATAGGTGTCTGTAGGATAGTCTGTTACAAGGTCAGGTCTTTGCCAAACCCAACGATCACCAACAACTAATGTGTCTGGTTCTTGATTTGGATAGTTGTCTCTATCAAATAAATTAGCCATGTGAAATACTTTAACCTAAATTATAGCTATTCTTTCCATGAATTAGCAAAGTTTGATGGCTTTCTTCTGAATAATCTTCTTCTTTGTTGAATAATTGATGGTTTCTCTTGCTTATTGGGCTGTATTTGTTCATTTTGCTCACGATTTGCTAACTTCTCGAAGTTAGGCTGTAGGATATTTACTGCTGCTAGAGCATAAACAAAGGTATCTAGTGCCTCATTACGCTTCCTTGTTTGCTTCCAGACGAGTGTTGTCTTGCCTTTGTATATCTTTGGCACTCTTCTTTCAGCCGTTAATTGTCTAAAATATTCTTCATCTACTGTATTGGGAAAGTGTATTAAGTTGGTTTTCTTGTCTGTTAGTCTGGCATGTATGAACTCTTTAGCCGTATCACCACCAACAGTAAACAGCGCTGTCTTTCTTCTGCCCACAAACTGAGGTTTTGAGACTATTGGTTTGCCTGCTACCGATGCACCCTTAATAGCAAAGATCCTTCTTGAGTTTTTACCCCTTGTATAGCCATAAACTTGATCTGTCATGTGTCCACTGTCGACACAAGCGGCAGCTATGTTTAACCTTCTACCATCTTCGGTTTGATATGAGTTGCGCAAGAACTCATCTAGCTCTTGCCAGACTTCTTGAGTAGCAGGATTACCCCAAATGATTTTGTACTCTGTCACCCATGCTTCTAAGTTGTCAGCCCAACCTATAACCTGTACTTCTAATCTATCAGCCTGAACATCAACACCTGCTGTCAAGGTTAAGACTTCTTGTGGTATTGCTTCGTGGTTGTATTGTTCGCATTTGTCTTGCAGGGCATCTGAATCTATTTCTTCGCCCTGATCCATATTCCATGTCTCGCCTAGTGTGGTATTGATAAATGTTTGTAACAGTTCAGGTGATTTTTTAGCTTCGAGAAAATCCTCGACTAACTCAACCCATGTTCTAAAGGGTGAATACAATTCAGAGATATGAAACCCAACTCTTTTAGATTCTGCTTGAGCTTCCCACTCGCCATTTTGTAGCATCCATTGTTTTTTACTTTCAGGTATTATTGCAGCACAATGCTTACATGATAACGAAGCTGATTCAGGTTTATTTTCGAGCCATGTTATTTGTTGCCATTTTAATTCTTGTGTCTGCATACAGTGTGGGCATGGTACTTTATA